GAAGTGGTGTTAACGCTCAGTGGCAAAAAGCTATCTCATCCTACTGGACAGACAAAAAAGCATATCAAGGCAAAGGATCTCAGCAGTGAGGCAAAACAGCCTCTTGCCGCAGAAGAGGTTGAGAACAAGGACACCACTTTCTTTCAGAAGAAAGTAGTCTTCACTGGAAATCTAACTGCCTTCCCGCAGCGTGAGATGATAGCAGAACTACTCAGAAAGTATGGCGCAGACATCAACACGTCAATCTCACGCAAAACTGATATTGTGGTTATGGGATCTGGAGCAGGGCCGTCGAAGATGAAGAAGATTCAGGAACTGCAGGCCGCTGGTTATAGTATCAGAGTCATTCATGAAACTGAGTTCCTCCAGATTCTCAACGATGAAAATATCAAATGATAGTTAAAAATGGTGGTGAAAACTCATTTTCTCCGCCATTTTCTTTGCCGTTCCGCTTTTTCTCCCTATCTTTGCCAACGCTAATAAGACGATGGTAGTCCATCCCGGTGAGCAGCGGTTATTGCTCGGACATCAAGGTCGGGCTTTTTTTATGCCCGCAAAAAGCGCGAGTAACTACTCGCAAAAAAGATATTGGCGGTTGCCATTCCGTAGATTTTGATCAGCCCATCGGGTGAAGTCATCGTCTTATTAGCAGCGGAATCGGCAGCCGCTTTTCTATTCTGCCAAGACAAAGGCCCGGCTATCCGGGAGTGCTAATAAGACGATGCATTATGCAGCAAGCAACAATCGACTTCACCGCGCAACAGGTACGGGCGCGTGTGAGCCTTGCAGACAAGGTGAGAGGACTGTACCGCAGTGTTAATCTTTGGCTGGACGCCAAAAGCGCGTTCTACAGCCGTATCGCGGAGTTTGAGGTGACGCGAAGAGTGGCCATCCGCATCGGTGTCGTGTTCCCGCTGTCCATGGTCGTGGCGGCAGTGTGCGTGGAGCAGAATCCAATGGTGAGCATCACTGCCATGGGCGTGAGCGGATGGATTGTGTACAGGTTGAACAAAGGCGAGAAAGGAGGCCAGGCATGAAAGCTAAATATAAGCTATTGGTAGAGACAAGCGATGGAAAAGAGTTTGTCATCGTCATCCGCGAGTATAGCTTCAGCACCAAACCTGCCCGAATGTTCAAGGAGCAAGTAAGTGCTTTTGATGGCTCTAAGATGAACATCTCCAAATTGGCCATGATGAAAGTCTATCTGAGAGAGCTTGCTGAGTCCATCAATGCCGAAAGCCGTGGCAAGGGCTCTATTCAAATTGACTTCCATGATGAATGGTGCGACTTGAACGGCCACAGATGCATGGGGTTTGAGGTTTATTCATACGACGGCAAAGGTGATCGTCCTATCTGCAGTCTTTACTTGATTAGAATAGATGCCAGTGTAAGCTTCTACGATTTACTGGCCGCGAAAGGAGGTTCGCTATGAGTAAGTTGTTACTGGACAGCAAGGCCGTGGCCCTGCTTGGCGACTTCTGCGACACCGACACCCTGCAGAACCGCATCGAACTGATTGACGACGTGAAGGACCGCCTGCTCATGGAGCTCGGCGACAGCGAGAACGACGAAGAGCGCAAGACGCTCACCGACTGGATGATCAGCCTGTCGGACATGAAAGAGGACTTAAAGAAAATCAGGAGGGCACAACAATGAACAATGACTTCAAGATGTTCCTCGACTGGCTTAAAGATAATGACCGCAGTGAGGAAGAGAAGCTGCAATGCAAGCTGCTCGATGAGTACATGAAAACGCGCGACAACCTGCCAGGCAAGGGCGTGACGGGTACAGAGCTCGTATCAGAACCGAAGACAACGCAAGAGATAGCGTCCGACCTCAGTTCTATGTATCCGATGGACGCTGACCTCATTGCTCGGTACATGTTCATGCACGAGTTCACTACCACCACCGTTGAGGACGGTACGGTGAAATGGGCCATTTGGCGCGACATGAACTTTCTGGTATAGGAGACATTTTTTTACATATAATCCTAAGGGGGTACTGACCGTGAGGCCGGTGCCCCTTTTTCTGTGCCTTTGGCTGTATTTTTCAGACCGTCAGTGATTGTCTATCTTTGCCGAAAAGAAACGACTATGGCAATCACAATCAAGCAAGGACTCTCAGGCAAGTATTTCTCGATGGGCATCCCCGACATCGGGGTCACCATCGGAGGCTACCGCATGGGCGTGAAGCTGCAGGTGAGCCCTGACAACGACACATGGTCCGAGATATACTCCGAGCACCTCTATCCCGTCGATGGTGCCATCACCATGAGCGACCTTGGCGAGCTGCTCACTCCCTACGCCCGCCAGAGCCTCGTGCTGTATGTCAAGGTCACGATGAGCGAGGAATATAAGGACAGCACACCGTCCACCTCGACGGAGATGGCCTTTAGCGTGGTATATTGCGAGAGCGACATCCCCACGACGTGTGAGGACTTCACCACCAACCACTTCCTTTCTCTGCTGCTCGGCACGAAGACCACCGGACTGGGACGGCTCGAATACCTCCATTTCATCGGTACCGACACCCCCTCGTGCACCGCTTACTACAGCGACGGCAGCACGGCACAGTTCACCCCCGTGGCCGTCGGCGGAAATGGCAGCTACACCACCATCGACGTGTCACCCTCCAGGTTTACAAAAGTCGGCTACACCCTCACGGGCTATGTCGTCACCGCCGGGGCCCGCCGTCAGGAATACGAGATAGACCCCACCGAGCCCGACTGCGCTCCGATACTCATCTTTACCAACTCCTTTGGCTGCGATGAGCTGTTCTATTGCACCGGTCTGGCCACCAAAGCGCCCACCTTCAAGCGCGACTCCGCCTATATCGGCGGCCTGAAAAAGAACTACCGCATCCAGGAGACACGCACCTTCAAGGCCGACACCGGCCCGATGAACGAGGACATGGCCGACTGGTTCGGCGAGCTGATGCGGTCGCCCTACGTGCGCCTGGTGAAGTTCAAGAACGGCACGCCCAATATCGGTAAGGAAATCGTCATCGACGACAGCAAGACCGAGCAGACCAATGCCCTCGATGAGATACCGCGCTTCACCTTCAGCTACGAGTATGCCCAGCGCAACCACAACGTAGTGGAGCTGGAGCGTGAGGGACGAATCTTCGACAACACATTCGACTACACGTTTAATTAGTTAGGAGTTAGAAGTTAGGAGTTACCAATGGCTGAACAGAAGAAACAGAGAAGTATCCATTTCAGCGAGATGCAGAGATACCTCGACCTCGCCTATCAGCGCAGGCAGACGGTGAACATCAAGGCCTTCCGCAGTGACGGACACCGAGTAGAGTACCGCGGATGGCTCGTCCATCATCAATACTGGAAAGGCGGCTACATGAGAATCGTCAATCCCGTGAGCCATCAGATAAGGCTAATACCAGAAATATTCATATTGGAAGTTAACGGAATGAAAGTATATCTATGAACAATAAAGACTTGGAACTCGTACAGACCGGGCAGAGCGGAGACGTGCAGCACTTCCGCATCATGCCCCAGGGCGTGACCCGTGCGTCGGCCTATAACTCCGTGGCCTCTGAGTATGGCTCGGACAGCAGTGATGTCTTCGATGAGGACAACGGGCTAGTGAACGTCAAGCCCCTTTTCATCGGCGGCAAGGGCTACCAGTATGTGCCCTTCGGCATCGACGACATGCTCCCCGATACCATCCGCAAGTATGTCCTCGACAACATGATCACATCCCAGTGCCAGCAGTTCAACACCATCTGCTGCTACGGCCAGGGGCTGCGCTTCGTCGACAGGAAAGAGAAGAAGGATGTCGATGACCCTGACATCCGCGACTTCTGCCTGAGGAACTCCCTGCAGGAGTGCTTTGCCGAGCAGTGCACCGACATGCAGATGTACAACTTCTCCGTGACCTGCATCATCCTCACTCGAGACGGCTCGCAGATAGCCCAGGTGCGACACAAGGAGGCATGCTACTGCCGTTTTGAGTATGCCCCCTCCACCGTGTCGGGAAAGATAGAGCACGTCTTCTTCGGCGACTTCCGCGTCGGCCACTTCAACGAGAAGCGCATCGAGGCCATCCCACTGCTCGACTACTGGGACCCCCTCGGCGACCTTGAAGTGCGCATGGGCAAGCGTCCCGACCCCGCCACTGGACTTATCCATAACAAGCCCACCAAGGACCGCAAGTTCGCCATCCTATCGCGTATGGCCACCCCCGGATACCAATACTATCCCGTGCCCTACTATTCGAGCATCTTCCGCGACTCGTGGTATGA